ATGGGAGAAGATCTTTCTATAGATGCAAGACAAGAAACTCGTATTGTCTGCACAGAAATGAAGCTCAAACGAGCAGAAGAAAAGATAGGAGATTTAGAAGATAGGGTTAGACAATTAGAGAAAAGGGTATTCCAAGCTGCCGCAGTTGTTAGTGCAGGTCTGGCAGTATTAGGATTATTAGCACAAATCAGTAAGGCTTATTTATGAAAAAGCTATTCTTACTACTTCTCTTAGCGTCTCCTGCTAGTAAAGCAGATATGACGCATAGCATAACGACTTCAACTCAGCTTTCAGTCAACGGCGCTTACACGGATGCCAACAGAATAGGAAGTACTTACGCAGTATCAGGTTCCAATATTAAAGTTGCGACTGATGCTCACTTCGGCAAGCTAACTGCTGGTACTGCTACAACAGCAGCAACACTTGATGTTGGAGCGTATGACGTAAACACAGCAGGTTCAGCTTTTTCTTTTTCAGAAAGTTGGACTCAAGGTGATGCTACAAATCCAATAGGATCAGGTGTTGATGTGACTTCAGGTGTAGTAGCTGATATGCCAGCTTACGGTGAAGTTTTAACGATGTCAGGAGGTGTCGCTGGTGATCTAGCTGGAACAATTACAAGTGCTGGAGTTATCGAACTCACGGCTGGAGGAGCCAATACAAGTGCTATTGGTTCTGTCGTTACAAGTCTTACCGTCAAATAATGCATATTCCTTTTATCGTTGCCTTCTTTGGTTTAATCTTCGTCGCTGTATTTCACTTACTATTATGGCTGCATTTTATGGATCCTAATAGATAGATGAAACGCTATCTGCCACTGTTATTAATATTAAATACCTCCCAAGTCCTAGCCGTGCCAGTCGTTCCTAACTTTTCCTCTGGTACGATGTCAGCAGTCACACGCACCACACAAAATGTTACTGAAACTATCGTCTCTACTGATTTCAACACTGGGCACACTTATTCGATTAGTGGAACAGGTATTGCTATTGATGGTGACACCATTGCGCCGCCGCCATCTGAAGTTGTCGAAACGATTAACGGAGTAAGTTATACATGGACAGGCGCAGATTTAAGTCAGAAGCCAAACGTCACGATTGTCAATCCAGGCGAAGCTTTTCAATACGTCGAAAGTTACATTGGACCTTCGCTTCAAAATATAACAACAATCAATCGAACAACAGTCTTAGAAAGTGTTACCGAAACAACCTCAGTCTTCTCGCAATAATATTATTTAGTGGACAAAGTGCGTTAGCGAATGTAAGTCAAACTGCTGCTCCAGTAGCGAATACGTCAGCAAGTCTGACTAATATGGCGATACAAACTTTGCAAGGAAATCTCATACAAAATCAATATGGAGGAGGAGTCGTTTGTCAGGGGCCAATGGTCACATTTTCTCCCTTCATTACTGACTCACATACATTCCAAAAACCTAGAGAATACTGGTACGAAGCTCCAGTGTATAGCGACGAAGGAGACCTTTTATTCCATCAAAGAACACGTACAGGACAGAAGGATAACTTCGCATTTAACGTCGGAGCAAGTTTAACTTTTTCAATGCCACTTGATAAAAGATTTCAAGAGCGTTGTTTGAAAAATGCAAAGCTACAAGGAGAACATCAACAGCAATTAATAGAAAATAAAAAGCTAGATTGGCACATAGCGCGTTTGAAACAATGCGGGCTGCTTAAAAGAGACGGTATTGAATTTGCTGCTGATTCTCCTTACTTCCATCTCTGTGAAGATGTTGTAGTTAAACCTAAAATGGGTCAAGTATTACCGCATAGGCATCTTATTTCTTCTCCTTCAAAGGAGGTAAACCCCGTTTCTCACGGTAAAGATTAGTTCTTCTTTCAGATAAGTTTGGTCGTTTTATTTTCTTACCTAAAGCCTTCTTCACCTTGTTCACAACCTGCTTAATAATCGGTTTAACAGCCTTCAATAATATTGGTGTAGATAGCGCAGCAGTAGTAGCCACAAGAGTAATTCCGCTTGTTTTCACCACTTGCGGGACAGTAGGTATTGCATCAATTATCTGTTGTTGAACATTTAATTCTTTATATCTAGTTACACAACGGTTTCCGACCAATTCATACCTAATAATCTGTCTAGTTCCTTCTTCTACTTTTGTCCCAACTTCAGGCGCACCATCGGGAGGACAAGTATCTGGCTCTTCTCTTGGCACTTCTGGTGCTGGAGGGATTTCTGGCTCTTCGTGTCTTTGTTCTTCTCCATCTTCTATAGGCACAAACCTCATCGGTTCAAAATTCATCGGCTCATAACTTGGTGTCTGAGCAGGGCACAAAATCATATTTCCATCTGGATCGTTTTCAATTAATCCATCATTTTCAATACTTCGCCTTGCTTTAACACAAGGCATTTCAATTATTGGAAAACCTATAGGAATATTGATTGGTACGTTGGGAGGATTAACAACAGGAACATTAATCACATAAGTATTAATAGGTGTAACCCCAATTGGATCTACACCAATCTCAGGGATCAAAGCTTAGGCAAACCAAATGCTTTTTTCTCTTCGTTCTCTTGCTGTGCAGGACTTAACGCTCCAGTAGGTAAGGCAGGGCCAGATAATCCAGGGAGCTTAATTGCACCCATTACCTTTTCCATTGCTTTGTCTTGAAGCATCTTTTGATTATCTTCATTAGTTATCCATAAATAACCAAAGACAGTACCTCCAGTAAGACCAGCTACCAAAAGGAAAGAAATCACACTGATGATGTTTAAAATTTTCTGCATTAATTAAATAATTACACTACTGATAATACTTTAAGTGCTTTTCGTAGTTTTCAACTAACCATTGATTTACTGCATAAGCCGTTACATAAGAAAGTGTTTCATCTTTTGCTTTTGCTAAATCATTTAAGCGATCAATGTCAGATGGATGCAATGGCTTAAAACTAATACGTCCGTCATCTCTACCTTCTCTATTTCTCATGCGTTCCATCCGCTATCAGTTTTGATGTAGAAATCATCAACTTCTGTCCATGTCGTTCCATCTGTTTTTATATAGATATTAGTCGCTGTAGACCAAGTTGAAGCACCTGTTTTTATATAGACAACATTAGTAGGATCAGCTACTGCACCTGCTGATAGGACAAAGATTAAACCATTAAGTCCTACTGCTTCAGTTTCAGTGCCTTTAGCTGCAACGCTTACGAATGGCCCATTAAGACCTACATAATCTAAAGTTTGAACATTCGCCTTGCTAGGTAATGCCATCTATTTACATTGCCTCCTGCTCTGCCAACTCTGCGGCTTCTTGCGCTTCTTTAGCCGCTATTTCTTCCTCTTCTGCTTTAATAGTTGCTTCTGATTCTACTGCTTTAGTATTAAATTGATCATCGGTTGGATCGTATGCAAAATTAAAAACTTGTGTTTTACCTTCTGAATTTGCACCTACAACAATCCAATCACCAGCAGGTCTTTTATTCTTTTGTGTAATTGTATAAGTCATTAGGCTTGTGTAATAGCAATGTCATCAATGTAACCAGCATAAGCAGTATTTCCTACGGCTCCGAATAAACATCTAATTGTTGCAACTCCAGCAGCGTTAGGGGTAAAGTTTAGTGTTATTTGTTCCCATGTATCCACCGATCCAGATGCAGTAACGCTCGTATCAGATGTAACCCCAAGATGATAATTATCCCGTGCCAATACCGCTAATTTTATTCCGAAATCTGTATTGCTTCGCCTCACATAAGCAGTAACAGTAACCTGAGCACTTGCATTAACGGCTGTCTCTGCAATTTTCCACCTAACAGGGTTCTTTGTGGGATGGCGATAATTATCATAATCTGTATTATTAATTTGCATCTTCCATGCAATACCACTAGCTGTATTTCTTATCGAAGTTTCGCTAGTAACTAATGCTCCATAAAAATATAATCGATGATCATTAGCTGTATTGTTATAATTAATGAATGAAACAGGAGTATCGTCACCAGATTCAGATCCTTCATCGGCATCTAAAAATACTGCAGAATTAACAGGAGCAATAGAGGCATTATTAATCTGTGTATGTATAATTTTTACGTCTGCATTTCTTCTCATAAAATAATTAACACCCTGCTGTAAAATTGACCGTACATTATTAATTGTGCCGCCCAAAATTGTTACTGCTTGTGGACAAAATTGAATCCAACCAGTAAGTGCATGTCTATACTGTCCTCTTATCGTAGGGTTTAAAAATATATATTTCCTGTTTATATTTGCAGAACCCTGCGATATTCCTCCATCAATAATCTTACAATCTTTAAAAACAACTTCTGAATTGTAATTACCGTATTCATCATCACCATAAAAAGTTGATCTAATGAAATTACAATTATTCCATGTTGATTCCGGAGTAGAGTCCGGATGATAGTTTGGGCTTATTGAATGAACATTATTAAAAGTATTATATCTACCGCCGCCGTAATAACTAGTATTAAAACTTACAGAAATCCAGCCATTTACAATACCAAAATTAGAAACAGTTAGATGATTTGTAGTTATTAAGTATAGCCCCGCAAAGTTTCTAGGTTGAACAACATCAAACCAAGTTCCTGCATTTGTATCCTGAGTACTCATATCTGTAGTATTCCAACCACCACTAATAGTGATATTGTTTTGCGTCATCTGAACGCTTTCATAAATATTAAAAAATGGACTATACTTACTCTGTTGAGTAGAATAAAAAGTAGGTCTTCTAAAACATTCTCTTTTATAAGTAGTTACTGTTTCTGTTGTCCCTGAATAAGGACAATTGTAAACATCAAAAACTCCTCCGTCAGTATCACCACCCGATTTTAAAAATATTCTTTTTCCATCAATTGCTAATATTGGATACCATTCATCGTCATGTGTATTACCTTTACTAATCAAGCTTGCATGAGTTAAAGAATCAGCAGATGATTTAGCTTTACAAGCAATAACATTGTCAATAATAACTTCATTACTAGCATGAGCCATCTGTGTATCTACATAGATAGCGACTGATTGAATAGAAGAGTTTAAATTTGTACCGAAATCATGTACAACTGAATACCAATCATCAGCATTATCAAATCCATGTGTAATAGGAATTGTATGAACAGAAGTATCCCCTGTTGTATCAGTACACAAGCGTAAACTCATTATTGAATCATCGTCTTCTTGACTAGATATCATATAGTCAAAGTTAACCCTAAAACTTATTTGTTGATAACCACTAAGGTCTAAAGCATTTTCAAGCTCAACATAAGCAGCTTTCCCAGTTCCTGAAGTCCCTGGTTTAAAATATCTTGCACCTTTATATCCACTTTGGTAAACAGTTGTTTCTCTTCCTGTTGTACCTAATGTAGCTGTCCAATCTTTATCACCTATTCCACCTTCACTTTGATAACAAATAATGTTTTTAGTACAAGCAGTTGCTAATAAAACCCTATAAGGTGAAGCCGTCCATACAGAAAGACTTTTTGTTGAAAATGCAGGAGTATTTTCAGTACCGTCTAAGGTAAAATTATCTGCGTCTGTAACTGTTATTTCAAAAGCTCCTGCGGTTTCGTAAGCAGTATCTGGAATTAAAATTGTATCTCCAGTAGCTAAGCCATGACCAGTTTTTACACATGATGTAGGGTTGGGGGCTGAGTTGCCCGTGAATGAAACACTGATTATATCTCTCCCGCTAGAACTATGATTTTTCCACTCATTCATAGTTCCTTCAAGATATTGAGCTGCGTCTGCGGTCCAAGTTGCATTACCTAAAGATGTTGGATCAGGAGATTTAATAAACCTGATTTCATCACCATCATTAAACATTGATCTACTGCTGTATTCATTAACTTGTTTCCTATTAGCAAATGATTGACCATCATTACTATTGTTTCCACCGTCAGGATCGAAATACCAAATTGTCATTTAATTAACCTCCTTTAGAACTGAACAAAAATGTCACCAACGGCTCCAAGACCTGAACCTGGTGCGCTAGTTCCTGCATGAATCTTTCTTACTCCTGCGGTTGCAACTGCTGTTGAAGTGACGTTTGGAACTGTTCCCAATGTTGTTATGTTAGTTGATCCTACCCATGTTGAAACTGCTGTATTTTCGACGTTGCTTAAAGATAAGTCGGTTTTAACTTCTGCATAGCTACGACCTTCAATTCCATTAGCTGTGAATTTTGCATAATCATCATCAGCCGCATCAGCATCATCAATCTGTACTAACTTATCGTCGGCAATTCCTACATCTGCATTTACCGTAACCGTTCCTGATGTGCCGCCACCCGTTAAACCTGTACCTGCTGTAACTCCTTCAATGTCTCCACTTCCTCCAGCAGATACCGTTTGCCATGAACAAGTGCCATCACCATCTTCTCTTAGAAATTTAGTACCACCTGTTTCACCTGTTGAAAGTATTGCTGTACCTTCTGGGGTTCCTGTTGCCGCAGCAGCCCATTTAACACCAGTAGCTTCACCAGAGTCAGCAGTTAAAACATAATTATTAGTTCCTACAGCTAAAGCAGTTGGATCGCCCGAGCCATCACCTACTAATAGTTCACCCTTACCATCTAGATCGCTATTCATTACGGCTCCAGCCGCGTCTACATTGGTTGCATCAGTTACATCAGCACTAGTCTCTATTCCATCTAACTTTGTATGATCTGCGTCAGTGAAGTTGTTCTGAGAAAGTTGCCCGTCTTGTACTGAATAGGTTGTATTTGTATCTGGTGGCACTTCCCACGTTCCATCTGCCTTAAGAAATTTCCCGCCGTGGGAGCCAGGTAATTGGGGAGCTAAACCATTAGCACTCGAAGTAACAACGCTATAAGTTGTATTCGTATCTGTAGAAACAAAATCTAATTTTCCATTTGTATCGTCGTAGGTAACCGAAATATTAGTTTCAGTATTACCAGCGACCATTGCGCCGATAATGTCCTGAACTTCTTCTGTTGTTAGCTGTGTATTTGTATCTGTAACTGTATTGGTAAATGTGATTTTATCTCCTGATCTAGCGATGCTTAAACCTGTACCAGCTTCTAAAACAACATCATCTGTTCCACTGCCATCACCTCCAGCGGTTAGGCGAATCTTCTCTTCATCTGTATTGTCTCCATCAACACAAGAGATTGAATAAGTTGTGTCTGTATTAGTTGGGATTGTTGGTTTATTAAGTATTTGGGAGTCCCCCGACGAGGAGTTCCAATCACTTTGAACGTTTACTTCTGCGCCTGTAGCGATACCATCTAACTTTGTTTTTAAGGTGTCAGTAAAAGCATTAGTGTCCGCCTCTGCCTCGTATGCAGTCTTAATTTCTGCACCAGTTTGATCAGCAGTTGCACTGGCTTCTATACCGTTTAATTTTGTGTGATCAGCGTCAGTAAAAACATTACTATCTGTAGCTGCCTCGACAGCAGTTCTGATTTCAGCATTTGTTTGGTCTGCTGTAGCAGAGGCTTCTATCCCAGCTAACTTAGTTTTTTCTGCGTCTGTGTAAGCGTTAGTATCTGACTCCGCTTCATAAGCAGTTTTTATCTCAGCTCCAGTCTGATCAGCAGTAGCTGACGATTCAATGGCATTTAATTTCGTATGATCTGCATCCGTGAAAGTATTTGAATCAGAAGCCGCTTCAACTGCACTTGCAATCTGAGCTGCTGTGATCGCTCCAGTATTTCCATTAACAGAAAGAACAGCATCAGTAGGTGTCCTGAGCAACGTAAAGTCACTCATAGAATTACTGGAACCAGAATTTTTTACATAGCTTTTATTTTCATCAGTACGAACAACAACATCACCCTCTTGAGTTGTTAACGCAAGCATGGCCGTCTCGTTTGCAGCTTCCTGAACAGTTGTAAGAGCAAGAGACGTTACTGAAAACTCAGTCCCACTAAGGTTTAATCCTGTTCCTGCTGTGTATGTAGGGCCATCAGCACCGGCTGGTCCAGTTGCACCGGTTAAACCTGTTGCGCCCTGCGAACCTGTGGCGCCCTGAGCACCTTGCGGGCCAATTAGTGAGACGTAGCTACCCGGCCAAGCTCCACTTGCTTTAGGGCCATACAATCTTGAATTAGTTGTCTCAATCCACCAATCGCCATCATTTCCATCCCCACTTGTAGGAGCTGAACTTCCACTCCTAACTAATGTTCCTGATGGACCAGCAGCACCTGTTGAACCTGTTATCGAAGCACCTTGCGGCCCTTGAGTAGCGACCGTAACTGTCGTAGCGTCACCTTCTTGAACGGTGATTGTATTTTTATTTGTGGTGACGTTAACTGATGTCATGCTGTGTAACCTTCGCTCATATAAATTGTACCTTCAACCCAATATTCTTTATCACCAGATCCATTAGTTAATAAAATATCGTACTTGTATTCAGTAGCCGTAAATGTAGCTGTCTGAGTGTCCGTCACTTTCCAAGTAAACAAACCACCTGTTGTATTAGTAACAGTAATAGTTGCGTCTGCTGCTTTGCTTGTCCTCGAGTCGTCCCAAACTTGTGAAGTCAGAGTATAACCTGTCAAATTAACAGCAGCATTATTTGAATCTTTCAGCTCAAAATTCACACTATGATCCGATCTTCGTTGGATCGTCATGTCATACGTTCCAGGTGCTATTGCCATAGGACTAACGCTTTCTTTGTAGTGTAAATCAAATCACAGAGGTTTTGCATTGTACCGTTTAACATTACCCTCACGTTTTTAGTTTTGTATTTGCAGCCATATCTCATTTTTGTGTATTTTTCAACTAATAGCCGTTATAGATATTGTTGGAATGGAAAGTTCTGATTGGGAGGCTCCGTCCCAGAATTGAGTTTCATGTAATGCAGTGACGTGAGGACTGTCATATATTCTTGACTGCATTTTTAAAGTCTTGTTACTAGTCCAACCATTTGCGGCAATCTGACCAGTAGTTGTATCTGCGGAACCACTGATTACAATTGGCCATTCAAAAGTATTTGTAGTTTCGCTATATATATAGTGTGAATTTGTGTGCCTTGCTTTTGTAACTTCATCACTATCTATGTAAAATTTAGTGTGCCAAAGCGCATGTATACCAACGTATTTGTAGTAATATTGAAATTTATAAATTACCAACTGTGTTCCTGCTGGTGGTGTATATGCGATCGAACTTCCCGTTAAATCAGCATAAGTAGTTGTTAGAGTTTGAGCTGCAGTAACATTTGCTGATGTATAGGTACCACTACCAACGGTAATACTTTTGTTAGCACAAGGTAAAGTAAATGTTTCTATTACTGATCCAGCAGGTTTAGCCGTAGCCCAACTCAAGGCACTTCCATCAGTCTTTAAAACCTTATCACTGTTGCCTGATTGATCAGGAAGCAACGCAGCTATTCCCGCCGAGGCTGTTGTGGCACCAGTTCCACCATTAGCAATTGCTGTTATACCTTTCGTTGCATAGTCTGTCGCACTTAACGACCCCACTTCAATCCAATCATTATTTGCACTATTTCTAATTTTTAAAACTGCAGGATCAGTGTTCGTATCAAGCCACTGCATAAAAGCAGCTTTTGTTGATGGCTCACCATTTCCACTATTTAAAGTTTGAAGAGCTTCAAGGTTGTCATTAATATCAATCCTTGCTTGCGGGAATGTGACGTCTTCTAAACGTTCTGAATTTGCTCCGCCTGTTGGGTTTGCTTGTGGCATTAGATGGCCCTCCCGAATCCTGTCACAGTGTACATAAATGCTGTATCTACATTACTCCCATTATTGAATGTTGCGGTAAATCCTGTTCGACTCAAGCTAGAAACACTTACAAATAAATTTGAACTTGAAGCGTTAGGAGTAATTTGAACTTCTGGCGTGTCATAAAAAGCTTTTTCAAAAGTTACGTTATAAACCCCTGTTGATGCAGACGTATTAGCAGCAATAGAAGCACTATCAGTTCTTTGTAATAAATCTAGCGTTGCACCTAAATCACTAATTGTCACCTTTGCATCTGTGTTATTTGAAGTGATAACGGCTTTTACTTCAATACCTCTTGCTCTAATGATTGCAGCTTCAAACTCTGCCCAATTACCCCATGTAGGTGAAGAGCTTGGATCATCAGGCGTTGTTCTTACATATAAATCAACGTTTGCTTCATCAAGTACATCCCCATCAATAGTTCCTGATGCAGCATCAAATAAACCACTTCTTGCATCCCACGCTGTCCCCGTTGCTGCGATTGAATTACTGATAACTTCTTTTCTTAATACTGCGTCGTATTGAACACCTGCATGACCAAAATCAAAGGTTGTCGCAAACGTATATTCACCCTCTTCATCTCCATTAACATAGAAAGGATCGTGATAACCAGAGACAACATAAGGATCAGGAGTTAAAACTAAATTATTTCCTGTGACAGCTAACCCACTATTATTTTTATCCCCACTAAAAGCAGTTTCTTCGCTCCATGTTTTGACATTTAATCGTCTTGTTGTTTCAGGTAATGTTGTTATAAACGATGCAGGATTTGTTGAGTTATTCCCCAAGTAATCTTGTGCCTTAACAAAATACGTTCCAGCTAATAAAGGAACCTGTTTTTGAGTTGAAGCACCTGAAACACCATCAACAATCTTATTACTTGTTAACCAACTAGCCCCTGAAGTTCTAGGGTCATGCCTGATAATAATTCGACCACCTAATTTTACATTTAACTGTGTAACTTCTTTCCAAGACAAGACAGCCAAGGTTTCAGATATTGGAACCATCGAGAGTCCCGTAATATCATCTGGATTTGCTCGTAATCCTTTAACGTCATATTCACCAAAGGAAGGTTCACTAAATAATAGTCCACTAGAACTCATGCTTGAAACTTGTATTTCATACGTCCCAACCTTTACATCCATTAAATCAATCGTTGTATTATTTACAATTTGCGTTGTAAAATTATCGTCTTCATGTCTCCACTTAACTTTATAACGGTCTACACCTAAAACACCAGCCCAATGAAATGTTATTTTTAGTGCAATCTTGCCGTTTAGTTCATACTGAAGTTCTTTCGTTGTTGTGCCGTCATGACGTGGAATATCTAAAATTTCAACATTTTGAGGTGTTGCCGGAATAACATTTAAGTTCGTCGTATCTCTATGTGTTAAAGACAGATTTTGTTCAATATGTGCAAATTTACTTTCGTTATGTGAAACAGCTTCAACTGTATATAAGAAATCATTTTCTTCTTTAATTCCTATTACTCTCCATAAAGAAGTCTGCAACTGAGAACTTTCTACAACCCATACACTATTTGCCTGCGGTATAGCTTGAAAATTAGATGCAATAGTAATCTTTCCCGAATCACCAGTATAACCAGAAACCCAATATTCAGGATCGCAGTAAGTTAAATCAATACTTGTAATCGTATGACCAGAATCAAAGGTTCCATCTGCTAAAACAACACTTAATGATGGAGAATTTTCTAAATCTATATTACTTACTGTTCCACCATCATCAATATTAATTGAATTAATTGTAGCGGAACTAATTCGTCCAGCTCTCCTTGAACCTGCTTTTACAGGGTCGGAAATAGATATTATTTGCCCTGTTTTCAATAACTGAGCTGTAACTAGATTAGAAGTGAAAGCAACAACTTCGCTATTATTTTCTTCATATAAAAGCCACTTACCTAATCTGTTAGCTTGCGCTCTACTGGTACAAGCAAAAGCCGTAACGCTCCTTTTCACAACTCCCCTCTTAGCAATTGCAGCCGTATCCTTTACAACTTCATACGCTCTATCTTTCAACACTAAATCCAAGTAAGCAACCACAACAACTGTTGGCTTATTTTTATTGCTTGCATTGGTATATGAAAAACCTTCTTCAGTTACATTGCTTTGATTAAAGTTATAAACAGGGTCAGAAGGTGAATCCTGCGCAATAGTCAAACTTCCGTCTTCCCAAAAGCCTTGACAACGCATTACGGAAAGAAGTTGATTGATTACGTTATAAGCTTCATCTGTTGAATTAATTGTTGCATTACAACTAAATCTTGCTTCCTTTGTTGTCGCACCATCCAAAGTATATGAAACTTCTTCATTAGCATATTTACTGGCACGAAAAAATGCCCATTTATCTAATTGTGAACTATCAAAATGATCGCCAAGACCAAATCTACTGTTTAAAAGTAACGCATATAACAGCCAGCTAGGGCATGAAGTCCAGGTTGCAGCTTGAAACGTTCCATCCCAAAGATAATTGGTCGGGTAGATAATTCTTCCTGTATCACTATCAACCGTAACTCCTGTTGGAATTTGTACTTTTAAACCCTTAATATCATATTTTCTCGAAGGGATTGAGCTGAATTGTTGAGCATCTAACCTAATGCCAATTAGCGCTGTGTTGTCATATGTTTGAGGCGCAAATTTAACAGTAGTAAATGAACTCCAATTAAACGCATTTGAATGTAATGAATCAGTTGAATCTTCTGTTACTCTTGTTACTTTAATTGTATAAGTTGAATTTTCTCCTATCTCACCAGCACCTTTTTTAAATCGGATTTCATATTCTCTATTGTAGGGGTCGGCTGTTCTTCCTTTGATTATTTCTTTGTCTTCATCAGTATCCCCGTATCCAATTACTTCGTCATAAGCTGTTTCATTTCCTGTTGAAATGTTTGTATATTTTACAGCTATTTTTAATTGAACACTTGTCCCTAATGTATCCCCATTAGAACTATTAATTTTTTGTAAACTAGGGATTGTGATTGTTACTCTGACAGCATCAACACTTGTATCAGTTATTGTTCTTGTTACAGGGTAATCTTTAGTTACCGGGACATTAACAACAGTAGAACTTAAAACAGCAAGTGAAGAGTCTAAGGGGATTACAGTTTGATTTGCTGTCCCTGTTCTTTCGTATAAATCAACATCCTGAAAGTTATAAGTGCCATTAGCATTTTGTAAAGGCGTATCGTTTAAGAAAACAGATTGCAATCCATTAGCAAGACCTTCAATTGGACCTTCTGCAATGACTTCCGTTACGTTTGCAAATTCTCTACTGTCTAAACTATCTCTTGCTGTCCGAGGAGTTCTACTACTACCTCCGCCACCTTTTCCTGAACCAGCGCCAACAATTGTTGTAGTCATGTGTCCACCTGAACGGTATCAATACCTGCGCTGACAACAACGCTTCCTGTAATTGTACGTCCTAAAACAATAGGAACAGGAACGCCAGCAGCACTAGTATTGGTAATCCCGCTAAAATTAAACGATTCTCTAGGGTCTTCTGTTTGTTCAGGTGTTTTAGGAACAGGAGTGAGCATCCCCGCGATCCCTGATAATGTCAACAAAACACCAGCTTTAAAAAGAAAAGCCTGCGTACTAAATGTAGTTGCCGTCGCCAAAGCTTTTGCAGTAGCTAACGGTGCTGCCGCACCTCCAGCAGTCATAACAATCGCGGTTGTAATTAACGCAACACCTATAATTGTTTTCGCTGTATTCCCCCCAGCACCAGCAATAACAGGTGTAATTAATATTTCTTGCTTTCCTATTGGATCATGTATTTCATCAAGTCCTATTGCCGTATTCCCTACTGTGACGACGTATTGATTCTTGGCCATATGATTTTCTAACCCGGCGAAATTTGCAACCAACATTCTTATACTCTCTGCCACATTACTTATATCAGCAACGATCTCTTTTCTGCCTGTAAATTCAGCCAGTTCCCCATATAGCTTTACTGTTCTCATGCCTTAATTTCTTACCTGTACTTGATTGTAACCAATCCCCATAACAATCTCTACAACTCAAGCGATTCTGAAGATGATGCAATACATTTCCATCTCCTAAATACACCGCACAATGGTTTAATCCAGGCGATCCAATCGACATTAACAACAGATCACCCTTCATTAATTTCTCATCTTTTAACAACCTAAACCCTGTAGCTTCATACGCTCCATCGAACATAGGAGCTTTTATAAATTGTTCTGGGTCATCTGGTCTATCCCAATCTCTTAGCTCTAATCCTTCTTGTTTGTACCAATCACGCACCAACGTCCAACAATCCTGAACCGCCCAAACATACGGTCTGGCTAATAAGGGTGAGGTGTAAGAGCCGTTAGGTTTATATGTCCTCCATTTCTCCATTCTAGGATTAACGATATACCACGGGATCTTTCCTTTGCTAGCAGCAACTTTGTCTGCCTCAGACGGTTCTGGAGCAGATATGGGATGACTATGAACAACAGCTAGGATCTCTCCTCTTTCTTCTGCTCTTGCATAATCAATTGCAGCAATCTGAAACATCTGTTCAGGATATTTAGCAACATTTTTACAAGGCCAATATCTTTTTTTCCCTTTAACTAATAACAAAAGACCACAAGATTCCTTTGGGTCTTGTTCTTTTGCGTGTTCTAATGCTTTATCTTGCCAATCAAAACTTGAACGTACCGACTCCGGGGAAGTCATCAGGCAATATCTGGCGTTTTGGTAATCTTACGCCAGCTAAATCGAATGCACTGCACATTTCATATGAAATAACATCTCTATTTTCAATTGATTTTCTATCTATAAAATAAACATCTCTTGGCTTAAAATAACTTGTTGGATCGGCGTCACTATTTGAACCACCAGTAAAGTTAACAGCATCTAAAAACATTGATAAAGTTCTAGTTCTGGTTACTTTGCAGCCCTCTAGTCCATCAGGTAATAACGCAATAATCGTTGTAAACGTACCAAGTAAATTAGAAACAGAGATGCTTGGTCTAGGTAAAGTCCCCTTACCTGTTGCTTCATATCCTTCTGCCTTTATAGGTATCGCTGTATAAGTATTACCTTGCCAAACAATGTCATTGCCTAATTCATTTTTTGTATTAGTAAATCTATAGACAGTTGTTTCGCTATGTTGGGCAGTATTTAATTCAAAATCAAATAGTTCTACAACTGTTTTGGCATCAGCATCTTGTAAGGTTTTTTGTAAGTTAAAACCACCTTCGCCTTCTGCGTAGTCAGCGACCCAATAATTAACAACGCAATAGAGCATTGATTTATGCGGTTACAGCTTTAACAACAGCAAAACGGATAACGATTGCTTCGCTTAATGAACCTGCTGAAATGTTAGTCACATTAATTGAGGCCGAACCTGCTGCTGCCTGTGCATTTAAAGCATACTTTCCTGCTGTACCCGCAGAAGCATGGTTTAAAACAACAACATCAGTTGCCGCAATTGTTGAGTTTGTAAGAGTAAAAGAAACAATGGCATCAGCCGCCAAAGCAGCGTTATTAAGTGTGACTGTTCCGCATTTTTTATTTAGTGTAACCGCAGTAGCTTTTGAAGTAGCTTGCGTTACTGTTCCGCCTTCGCCCGTTACATAGCCAGCTTTATCGTTGTTTAAATTTGTAAAATTGGCATCGACTTGAGCATGTGTTAAAGGCCCACTTGCTCCACCTCTCAGATTAATGACACTCATGCTTCAAAAACTTGTCTAAATGTTGCACTTATAGTAGCTCGATTTAGGTAAGGTATTGATTTTGTCCAACTATCGCACACCCATTTATAAGAAGTTGTAGTGTCAGGAGGAGTCCAATCAAAACTTGCTCCATCGGACGCTCTGTTATCTAAGAAATCGGAAATTGTATCTGCATCAGTCTCACTAATATTTTGCCATTTCAAACTCCATTGTTTTGGATTCTGATTCAAGCCTACGTTTACTCTGATCTCATACCCATCCCCCATGCTACTAACACGGGTTTTAGGAGCATTTTTTTGATTTGCTCCATAAGAAGGAGCAGGGCTTGTTGGAAAGGTTGCCATTATCTAGCAGCTAGAAGCCCTCCTGGTCTTTGTTGTCTAGCAATTTCAGCTTGAACTGCTGCTCCTAGCATACTTCCAAGTTGTTCAGCTTGTCCTGCATCGCCTTCTACTGACGAACCAGACGCGTCAACATTAACAACAACTGAAGTACTACTACCACTTGCTTCAACACCTAGACGACCTCCTGCACCTCTACGAAGGGGCATAATTGCTTCTGGCCCTGCCTCTCCCATCAGACCAATTCCCTTGGAAAATGGGAAGAATGTAGGTCTGTTGACTATGCCTCCCTTGGCAAAAGGAACGATACCGTTTTGCCCAACAACTAATCCTTTAGCTCCTTTTGGTAGTGGCACACCAGCAGGAGTATTCAAAGCAGAACCAGGGCCAAGTCCTGAAAATTTTCTATCAGCAGCAAGAGATCCACCACCACCAAACAAATTACCTAGACCTTGAAACATACTTAACATCTGACTTCTTATAAATATTCTTGTTAGATCAGCAATGATAGAACGAGCAAAATCAGCAAAATTCATCTTTCCTGTCATTACAAAATTAACCAACGCATCTTCCATTTTTGTAAAAGCATTTTCCATCGTTTTTTGTATTTGTTCAGCAACATTACTAATACTCTTGAAATAAGAATCTGTTCCTGCTTTCATATTTGCCCAAATATCAATACTTTTTGCACCTAATCCTTCTGTACTTTCTTTTACATTCTTAATTGAATTATCTACAGAATTAATATCCTCAGCTACACCATTAAATATTTGCGATAGCAACTTCCAATCTTCTTTAGCTTGCTCTGCTGTATCTTTTAAACCTTTTCTAACTATTTCTAATGCTTTTCCAAAATTACCTATTGCTAATTCACCCGAAATCCTAACAAGATCCACCAAACTTCTTGTTAAAAATCTCACAGATGCAAATGTCGCAAAGGCAGCAGCACCAACTGTTTTCAGTGTTCCTGATAATAATAGAAGAGCCTCTTCTGACTCACCAATTTGATTGATCATTGATGAGAATGATTCTTGAAATGCTGCACCAATAGGTGTAATAGTTTTACCAACAATATCTTTTAATTCACTCATAGCAGTCGCTAATCTATCTCCTGCTGCTTCTGGCCCTGCTGCTAATATTTCTGCATTTTTTCCATATTTTTTAAATAAGGTTTCTGAGAAATTCATAAAGTCTTGCAAAGTTACCTGCCCCTGCTCTAACGCCTTGTCTAATTCAGCAGGAGTCTTACCCATCGACTCAGCAAAGATAGTGAAAGCCCCTGGCAGACGTTCACCCAACTGTTGACGAAGCTCTTCGGCTGAGACCTTCCCTTTACTGAATACCTGAGCAGTAGCAGTCATCGCTGCCTTCATGTCTTCTAGGCTTCCACCTGTACCTCTAATGCCAGAAGCAATAGATTCAAATACCTTTTCAGCATCTTCTACGCTATGCCCTGCACCTTTAACAGAAGCAGTTAAGGCTGTAAATTGCCTGACGATCACATCTTGAGGTATTGCTAATTTTTTACTTTTTTCCTCTAAAAACGCTTGAGATTTTGTATAAGCATTTGTATCTCCAATAACGAGCCTTAATGCTTTTCGTTGTCTCGCTAACGCAGCAGAATATTCAGCAGTTGAACCAATAGCCTGACGAACCATCCCAACCTGCGCACCAATCGCACCACCTACGGCTGCGCTAATTGGGCCTCCACCTGGCATAAATCCACCTATTGCTGCACCAATCGCACCTTCAGGACCACCAAATACTCCAGCACCAGCAATCGCACCAGCAGTTCGAGCCATACGACCCATACCGCCTCCCTTGCGGCCTTGCATCTTTGCTAATTCAGCATCTAAGCGTTTTGCTTCTGCTGTTGCTTCTTTAAATCTATTGCTTCCAAATTGAACATTTGCTGCTAATTCTTTCCATGCAGCAGATAATTGTTGATTACGACTAATACTTGTAACAGTAGTTTTTTCCCATTCTTTTAAATTTAAAGACAGTTTCTTTGTATTAGTACCTGCTTTAACAGTGTCAACGCCTAAACGATTTAATGAAGCAGAAAGTTTAGGAAGCTTATCTAGCCCCGAAACTCCGACTTTGACATTTAATTGTGTTACAGCAGAACCAGCCATTACTTCTTCTTATTCATACAGGACAAAGCTGCC